GTTATAGATTTTGTAATGGTATTGGGTAACACCTTAGACATAGGTACTCCTTCAGATAATACGATTACAACTGCTAAACTTTCTAACAACGCAGTTACAAATGCAAAGCTGTCATTCAATGCTAATCAATATAGAAACATCATCATCAATGGTGATATGAGTATTGCTCAAAGAGGAACTTCAAGTTCTGGGATTACTAATAGTGGTTATTATACAGTAGATAGATGGAGAACAGGTATTGATACTGGTGGAACTTGGACACAAACACAATCAACTGATGTACCTACTGCTCAAGGTTTTAGAAGTTCAACAAAATTAGATTGTACTACAGCAAATGCTTCTTTAAGTGGTGGAGAAGTATTATATTTTACAAATAGAATTGAAGGTCAAAACTTACAGTATTTAAAAAAAGGAACTGCAAATGCTCAAAGTTTAACAGCATCTTTTTGGGTTAAATCAAACAAAACTGGAACATACATTTGTGAATTGCAAGATAGTGATAATGCTAGAACTATATCTAAATCTTATACAATAGATAGTGCATCAACTTGGGAAAAGAAAACAATCACTTTTGCTGGAGATACAACAGGAACATTAGATAATGATAATAATAGAAGTTTAGATTTAAACTTTTGGTTAGTTGCTGGAACAAATTTTACATCAGGAACTTTACAAACATCTTGGAACACTAGTACAACTGCAAACAGAGCAGTAGGTCAAGTCAACCTTGCAGATAGCACAGATAACGAATTTTACATTACAGGAGTACAATTAGAAGCTGGAACATCAGCATCTGATTTTGAGTTCTTGCCTTTGGATGTAAATTTAAGAAGATGTCAGAGGTATTATTATCTTCATGCAGATGGTGCTTCCTCAAACAAAAGAATTATGACTGCTGGAGCTTATAATGGTTCTTTAATAGATGGAACTGTTTTTTTTCCAACCACAATGAGAGCAAATCCTAGTATTGATGTTGTTAGTGGAACTAATTATTATACTTGCTATGGTAATAATAGTAATGACCCAGTTAATGATTTTAGTATAGAAGAATCAAATATCAATTCTGCTGGTGTTAGAAATAGTTCAGCTTCTGTTACTCAAGGAGCTCCTTATCATGTAATAACAACTAATAGTTCAGCTAAACTAGCATTTAATTCGGAGTTATAATTATGATTAATACAATAGAAAAAATATACAATCCAATAACAAATCAATTTTCTAGTTATAAAATAACTTATGTAAATTCTAATATAGTTAAATCAGTACCACTAGCTGAAGACAACACAGATTACCAAGCAATTCAGACATGGATAGCAGAAGGAAATACAGTAATAGATAATGGAGGTTCAGAGTAATGGCAATAATAACTTTAAATAATAATTCTTTATCTAGTGTAACAGCTTTACCAGCAGCTATTTCTACTGGTACAGTTTTGCAAGTAGCAAATGATTTAGATTCTCAAAATATTGTTTTATCTACAAGTTCATGGGTAGATACAAATTTGTCAATTTCATTTACTCCAGTTTCTGCATCTTCAAAACTTTTACTATTAGCTACAATTCAAGGTTATTGTAATGGTGGTTCAGCAAGTTATTATGGAGAATTTCAAGCTAAATTTGTTAGTGGTGGTTCTGATGTAGGAGAAGCGTATGCAAGATTAACTGGAGCTGCATCTAGTAACATAGCAGTAACCAGCATACATGAAGCATATTCATATCAAATGGATTCTGGTAGTACAAGTGCTAGAACAATTAAAGTTCAAGTTAGAAATCCACAAACAAATCAAAATTATTGTACATATAATCAATATGGTGGTTATAGTTCTTTATCAATATGGGAGTATGCAACATAATGGATAACGCAAGAAAAATACATAATGCAATAAAAAAAATAAATTCTAATGCTGAATTTATAATTAAAAATAACTCTATAGATGAAATAGAATGGCACAATGGAACAGCACCTATCTCTAAAGCTGACATAGAAGCTAAAATGGTAGAGGTACAAGCAGAGTATGATGCTAACCAATATCAAAGAGATAGAGTTTATCCTAGCATTGGAGATCAACTAGATATGTTATGGCATTCTATAGATAAAAACCCATCATTAAAATCTCAATACTTTGATTTCTATGAAGCTATTAAAGCAGTTAAAGTAAAGCATCCTAAGAATGGCTAATAGTTATAAATTTAAAGGTGTTGCGTTAGCAACTACATCAGAAACTACACTACTAACAGCTGCTAGCACCGAAACAATAATTATAAAATCTATTAGAGTTACTAATAATACTGGTAGCACACCAACAGTTTCAATGGATGTAGCAGATAATAGTGCTAGTACAGAATACACAATATTTAACACAAAATCACTTACAGCAAATAATTCAGAGGAGTTATTAAGTGTGCCTTTAGTTTTAGAAAACTCAGATGCACTTAAAGCAACAATAAGCTCAACAGATAGTGTTCACATAAGTATTAGTTATTTAGTTATTACTTAATGAATATAGTAGAAATACCATTATCTGATTTAGATAATGTTTGGAATTTAGTTAAAAAAGATATTGCACAAGCCTTATCATACTCAGGTAATTATACTGATAGTGATTTTGTATTAGAGCAATTAAAACAAAAGAAATTTCAGCTTTGGGTGCTTTGGGATAAGACTAAACAAACAACAACCGATAAATATTATGGTGTTGTAGTTACAGAAATAATCCAAAGAAAATTAAAGCGGTCTTGCAATATATTTATTGTTACAGGCAGACACAGACAAAAATGGCAACACCTAGTTAAAGAACTAGAAAACTTTGCCATTAAAAACAAATGTGATTGCATGGAATTACTTGCTAGACCAGGTTGGGATAAAATAATGAAAAACCATGACTATAAAAGAACTCATGTAGTTCTTGAAAAACAATTAATAAAGGAGAATGAATAATGTCATTTGGCGGAAACTCAGGTGGTGGAACACAAGTACAAAGTGTCAATCCATACAAACCAGCAGAGCCAGCTCTTAATCAAATACTATCAGAAGCTGGTAATCTATATGGACAAGGTGTAAAAGCAGCTGGGTATGTAGCCCCATCACAGCAAACAATTTCTGGTCTTGCTGGCCAAGAATTAATGGGTTCTGCTGCACAACAACAATTAGCAGATACATTATCAGGTAAATATCTAAATCCTTTTTTATCACCTTTACTACAAGGTGCTGGAGCAGATGTAGCAACAGCTATTAATACAGAGTTTAGCGGTGCTGGTAGAACACCAGGATCAGCAATGAATCAACAACAAATAATTGCCGGTATAACAGATGCAGCTTTACCAATGGCGTTTGAGCAGTACGAAAGAGAACGTCAAAGACAATTAGGTATTGCTAGTGCTACACCAAGCTTAGTACAAACTGGAGCTCAATTAGAAAATATTGAAAGACAAAAAAACTTAGCTCCTTTTGCTGCACTACAACAATATAGTGGTATCGTAAATCCTATAGCAACTGGCTTACCAGTACAAACATCACAAACACAAACATCAGCTAATCCTATAACAACTGCTATGGGTGGTGCATTAATCGGAAGTAAATTTGGCGGTATAGGTGCTGCTATCGGTGGTGGTCTAGGATTTTTAGGAGGGTTATTATAATGGATAAATTTAAGAAAATAATTTTTGATATTGAAGTTGATATAGATAGAAAAACTTCAAAGTACATAATGTTATTATTAATACTTAGCGTTCTTGGAATTATATTTTAATGAATAATTTAAAAAACGCTGTTGGTTTATTAAATGCACAAGCACCAGAGGGTGAGTTTCTTGCATACATCAATCCTGATGAAGCTAAGATGCTTAAAAATGCTGGTGGTGCTGGATTATTAACACCACAAGGAATACCATCATACTTTACAGCTGCACAAGCTGCTACAGGGGGTGCTGCTGGAGGACAAGCTATGTCTCCAGGAACAAGCACTACTGGTGGAAGTAGAAACACTGGTGGTAACAACAACAATAACAACAATAACAATAATAATAACAACAATAACAATAATAACAATGTTACTGTTCCTACAAGTAGCTATGATACAGCTGGTATTGTTACTGGAAATGTTGATGCTGAGGATGAATACTTAGCACCAGATATTGACCATTACAAAGCTACACAAAAAGCTATTAAAGAATCTAATAAAGCTTTAGGTGACTTAGATCAATCTGATTACAATAGTTGGTCTAAAGAAGATCAAAAAGCTTATCAAGATGAAATGAATAAATTAAAAGGAACAGAGGATGTTAATTATTCTTTTTATGCTGGTAATGAGGGAACTGTAAATTTAAGTTTCAATGAAAACTGGAAAGACACTTACGCTACTAATCCTGGACTACCACCAACATTAAGATTTTTGGTAGCTGCTGGAAATACAATCAAACAAAATGCTACTACTGATTATGGTACAGGATATTATGGTGGTTATACTGCTGATGGAATGGGTAGTGGACAACCAGTAGATGGTGGTGGTTGGTTAGGTAGAATATTTAATTCAGATGGAAGTATTAATGAAAATATTTCTGAAAGCGAAGCAGAGTCAATTTATAATGAAGTACAAAATCAATTACCTTTTATAATTGGTGGTACACAACCACAAGACTCTATGGTCAATCAATACTTTGCAAACACTTCAAATAATTTAGGTATTTCACAAGACTTTATGACTAGCTATGATCAAGCAAAAGCAGATTTAGCTAAAACATTAAACATGACAACTAATGCTAGTCAGTTTGGCTACAATGCCAATATGTCATCAAGCAATATCTATTACAACTATCTTAAAGAACAAGGACTATTATAATGGCGGACTCACCTTTTAAAGGCTTACTATACTCACCAGAAGTATTAGGGGGTATTGGTTTATTAACTGCTGGACTATCAGGTCAAAATCCTGGTGCAGCACTTCCAATGATTCAACAAGGTATGAAAACAGCTTCTATGTTTCAAGCTATGGAGGAAGAAGAAGAAAAAAGAAAGTTTAGAAAACAATTTGCTAATCAAGTTCCAGAAGAAGATAAAGCTTTATTTAAAGCATTTCCATTAGAATACATAAAAAATAAAAAGTTTCAAAAACCACAAAAACCTAATTTAGTAACTTTAAAATCACCTGATGGTAAAGATATAAGAAGTTTAAATTTATCTAACCCTAATGATCAAACTACTTTAGAGCAATTATTAAAAGAAAACTATACAGAGTTTAAACAAAATGTAACATCAACAGATGTTAGTGGTTTAAGTAAAGGTACTAAAACAAAAGTTGAAAAAGAACTGCAAGGTGCAGATAAACTTTTAGGTCAGTTACAAGCTACTCAAGCTATGTTTAAAGATGAGTTTTTAACTGTTGGTGGTAAAATTAGGTATCAAAAACTTTTATTACTTGATAAAGCCAATATACCATTAAATCAAGATGATGCTGCATATTTAAGAAGCTACAGTACATGGGATCAAAATAACCTACAATACTTTAACCAATACAGAAAAGAAATTACTGGTGTTGCTGCTGGTGAAAAAGAGATTGCATGGTTAGAAGCATCTATACCTAGTTCTAAAGATACACAAACTACCTACAGAGCTAAGATGAAAAATCAAATTAGAATACAAACAGAGCTACTAGAAAAAGCTAAAGCATTTAAAGAGTCAGGTGGTACAGTTTATAAAATAAATGATAAAGGCGAAAAAGTTTATTCTGAGGGTTTTGGTAAATATCTAAAAAATAAAATAAAACCAAGTGGTGAATACTTAAATGAATTATTTATTTCTTATAAAGTTGATTATAATTACAAACCAGAACAAGCAATACAATTAATGAACATACAGTTCCCTAATCAAAACTGGGAAGAAATTTTACAAAAATATATAGCTGGTAAAACTGGGGGTGCTTTATAATGTCAGATTTTTTAAGTAATTATTACAAAACTATTGACGTTGAAAAAGAAGTAGAAAAACTTTTACCAACAGATGATAAAACTATAGATACAGAAAAAGTAGAAAACCAAGATATATCTATTATTGAGCAATCTTTAGATCCGCTTTTAACTGCATCAAATAAATTTGTTGGTAATGCAGTACAAATATTAGATTTACCTTTTATGCTTTTAGATGCTGTTGATACTGGTAAAGATTTTGTTTTTAAAAAAATGGCGACTGCATCTGGAATGTCAGAAGCCGATCAAAATGAAATTATTGAAAAAAGTAAATTACCAGTAGATGTAACTGAGTTTAGACCAGGTAAATATATTAATGATAATTTTTTAGGTGATGCTGCTAACTATGAGGCTAAAACAACAGTTGGTCAGTTTGCTGGTACTGCTGCTGAATATATGCCTTATGGATTACTTGCTAAAACCCCAAAAGCTAAAACTGTTTTAATGGGTACTGGTGGTGCAAGTGGTTTAATAGATGAAACTGCTACACAAACTTTGCAAAGTGAGGGTATGGGTACTGGTGTTGGTGTTGTAAGTAATGTTATTTTAGATTTACTTGCACTTAAAAAAGGCAATCTAGCTGGTGTAATTGAGAATGTTTTGCCAGACCAAAAAACAATTAATAATGCAAAAAAAATACAAAAAGATGCAAAAAAATATGGTCTTAATATTACTACTGGTGAAGCAACAGAATCTGCATCTATATTAAAATTAGAGGGTTCTACAAATGCAAACCTTATAGGTAATAAAGTATTAGATGCTCATTGGAAAAACAGACCACAACAATTAAAAAATTATATAACTAACTGGGGTAAAGCTAATGGTTTATTGCCTGACTCAGGTTTAATAACAAGTAGTAGTATTAACGAACAAGTTAAAAAAGTTGCATTACAATTAGATCAACAAAGATCAAAAATGTGGCTTAAATCTGGTGGTGAAAAATTTAATAAAAGCTTCTTTGACTCACAATCAGTAGATAATATTAAAATTGAATTGTTAAAGGTTGCTGAAAATGCACCTGAGGAAATTGCTAAATATTTAACAAGACAAGCAAATGCTATTGGTAAATCAGATGGTAAAGGATCTGTAATAAATAAAATTTATCAAGATTTAAGAGATGGTGGTATTCAATCAGCTAAAGGTGAAAACTTTACAGCTGCTAAAAGTTTTGAAGAAGCTAAAGATGTAATTAAAAAATTATTAGTTACTAATGATGATTGGGTTAGTGCTAATAAAAAATACAGAGTATTTTCTGAAACTTTTGAAAAACCATTAAGTAAAGGCTCAGTAACAGAACTGTTTAACGATCTTAAAAAAGGTAGATGGATTGAAAGCTCTAAAACAAATGCAAATATTTATAAATATATTACATCACCAAATGTTAGATCAGCTGATATAGAAAAATTAGCAACAGCAGTTAATAAAAGTGGTGTTGAGGGTGCTTGGGAAAATATAGCAAGTGATTTCTTTAACAATGCTTTCAATAAAGCTGCTATTGATAATATGAATAGAGGTTTAAATACTGGTAACAATTTTTATAATGCAATTTTAAAAACACCTAGAAACAAAGAAAACTTTACTGAGGTTATGTATCAGTTAGCTTTGACAACAAATAAAAATGTTAAAAAATCTGATGTTCAAAAAGCAGTAACTTCTTTTGCTAATGTTTTAAAAGCTAGTGGAGCTGGTGGTAAAGTAGGTTCTACAACTGCTACAAACATAGGTGCTAAAGAACAATTAAGTAAAACACCATTTGATGTCATAGAGGGTTTTGCATTAACTGGTATTAAAAAATGGTTTGGCGAAAGAGCATATAGTAAATCATCACAAGAAATTGCAGAAGCTCTTGTTAGTAAAGATGGTATTAATGCTTTTATAGATTTAGCTCAAAATTGGAAAAACAAAAACAAAGCTGTAAGTTTGATAAGAGCTTTAACTATTGGAACTGATGAGTTAGAATAATGCCTAATCAATCACAAAAAAATTCAGAACAGATTATAAAATTACAAGGTGAAATCAAACTCATACACAACAAGATTTCAGTAATAAAGGATAATCATTTAGCTCACTTAGATATTAAGGTGGACAATGTTTATAAACTTTTATGGGCAGTAGGTCTAGTAAGCCTAAGTTCCTTGATAAGCCTAGTAGTAAATCTACTAAGCTAACAACAAATATCAAAGGCACAATTGGTGAGTACCAAGAAATAGTTAATTTGACTAAACAAGGTTATTGGGTGGCCAAAGCTTGTGATCCACAATGTCCATTTGATTTAGTAACAGTTTCGCCTGATGGCAAAGTCAAATTGCTTGACATTAAAACTAATACATATCGCAAAAACGTAAAATCGTACCGCAGAAAAATTTGGCGTACACCATCTGCTAAGCAAAAGAAATTAGGTATTAAAATTGTTATGGTAGATCATGGTAATGAATTATGAAAAATTTAAAGCTATCTTCTGAAACAGGAATCAATCTTCCAGCAAAAAATTTAATAGCTATTGTAGCTGGTGCAGTAATTGCAACAGTAAGTTTTTTTGAATTAGAAAATAGGATTGGCTCACTTGAAACAAGTAGAGAATTATTTCAAGCTGATCTGTTAAAAAAATCAGAACAATTACCTACTGATCAAGAGCAATTTATGTTGCTAGAACATATAGCTTCACAACTAGAGTCTGTGCAAAAAGAAATGGAACTCATGAGAAACAACAATGTAAATATTAAATACGCCATGAGTGATATAGAGAAAATTAAAGAACAATTAGAAATCATAAAAGATAAAGTTAGAGCTAATGGAGGTCATTAATGGAGCAGATAGTTATAGCTTTATTAATGCTAGTTAATAATGAAATTAATGAAGCAAGATTACAACCAGATTTAAGCACTTGCCTATCTGGTAAGCGAAAAGCAAATCGTAGCAATACTGGAACTAATGTTGAATACAGATGTATCAAATCAAAAGCAGAGCTAGAAAAAAACATTGATGGCTCTTATTCAATTAAAAAACTTATTTTAGAATAAAATGTTAGATAAAATTATTTATAAATTATTTGGTTATTTAGATTCTTTTACAAATCACTTAGATAAAATATTTTTTCCAAAACCTAAGAAAAGAAAAAAAAAGAAATGTAAGAATTGTAAATGCAATTGTCATTGCAAAGATGATTTACACATAAATAAATTTGACCAGGAACTTTGTAACTGTGAGGGTTGTAAATGCTAGGAGAAGATTATGACAGTTATAGAAAAAATTCTTTTAGCAATAGAGTGCTTTTGCCGAAAAATCTATTCTAAGGTTTGGTACTACCGAATTGTATTCACAACAAATCTAACAAGGAAAACTAATGTACGAAGAAGTAAAAGAAGAAATTAAGCTTTGTGAGGGTTATGTAAATAAGATTTACCAATGCTCAGAGGGTTTTGATACTATTTTTTATGGACACAAAATAACACCTGATGATGATTATGAACATGGTATTCAATACACTAAACAAGAGGGTGAGCTTGTATTTGAAAGAGATTTCCAAAGAACACTAGAAGCTGCCGAAAGACTTATTGGTGATAGAGCTATTAATAACATGGCTAAAGAAGTTATTATAAATATGGTCTATCAAATAGGTGAGGGTGGCGTATCTAAATTTAAGAATATGTGGAAAGCACTAGACACTAAAGATTATGGTGAAGCTAGTTTCCAAATGCTTGACAGTTTATGGGCAAAACAAACTCCAGCTAGAGCTGGTAAGCTTGCCGGTAAAATGAGAGCAGCAAAGGAGGTCTAATGTGGTTAAGT